CGTTTCATCCATTCTGCGTAAGTTCTTTCGCCAGAATTTATTATTTCTCCAATCCATAAGTTTTCTGGGTTGTTTGTAGATACAAAATTAGATAATAGAAAATCAAGTACCTCTTTATCAGAGTATTTTCTAGAAGTTTTCTCGAACCAATACTTATCCTTTCTTTTATTAAAGGATGCCATAGTAGCACGAGACTTACCACCATACTTAAAAAAGTCATACTTACGATTAGTAAAATGACTTTTCATTGAGAGATAAGTTTGATAGGTTTCGAACGGTGTCACCTTCATTAAATAGGAAGTTTCGCCCTCGAAGTTCTCTTCATAAAGTTAAGACGGGTAGCATCCCACTTCAATCTTTCCTTCAAAGGTTTTGATATAAGTTTCGTTATTGATTCTACCTCAAGATTGTTCTTTTCGCAATAGTGTAAGATGGCATCAATGTAATTAAGTTCATCATTTGCTACAATCTTTTCAATTTCCATAGCAAACTTCTGAGGAGTTAAAAACTTACTCTCTATTGCTTGTTCTAATTCTTTAGTCGGTTCCATAGAGCTCCAGTTTATCTCCAACAAATTTCCTAATGTACTCTCCAAGGAGCTTGATGTACTTTGCTTTGTCATTTTCTTCATAGACTACGCATTCTCCGTTTTCACATGCCATTATAATGACTAATTTTTTAATAGAAATGTTTTTCATTTCATATAGCATACAACCATATGCCATTGCTTGAACAAAATAATGTTCAATCCATTCCCTTGGTTTAGGTTTCTTTGATGTTTTAAAATCGATTATCGCTAACTCGCCATCATATTCTGCAATACAATCAACGGTTCCAGCAACACCTAATTGCCTACTATATAGCGGTCCTTCCAGAGCGTATATATTATTTATGAGGTTGAGTTTAGGTTTAGCAATCTTAAATAAGAACTCAGATATAGGTGGAACTGTAGGTAGTTCCTCATCATTCTTTAAATAGTGTTCAGTCAGAGTATGCATATCAGTCCCACGGGTTGTAGCCGCTTTCGTGATTTTATCTGCTGTCTCATTACCAACTTTCTTTCTCCAGTTAATAAAGATTTCCTTATTAAAATGACTCGTCACCGAAGTGATAGAAACCATCTTAATAAGTTCTTCTTCATCAGGTACTTTATAATACCTAACACCATCAACATGCTCTCTTTCAAGAGGTTGAAGATCTAAATCAACATGTTTAAAGTTCATGCCAAACGACTGAGTTCCTTTCATAATATTCTTGGTTGGGTTCTTCAATGTAATAATAAAGTGCCAAGGAATATCTTTCAATTCCCTCTGGTGTTTTCAAAGGAACAGGATGTCCATGAACTGATTTATCAGACAAGGTAAAGATAACTGCTCTATTAAAGATAGGATATATCTTATCAGAAAGTTTCTTATTATCCAAATCCCACAACTCTAATGCACCTTCCCATTCCTTCTCCCATTGAGGATTCAGATAAAGAAGTAGATTAAGAACTCTAAAATACTTTGTTTCGGAATGTATATTAAAGTCAACATGCAATGATAACTTACCACCTGTTCTAATCTTATGTGCCCCACCACCTGAGAAACCAGGATCTCCCATTAGCCCTTTAATACCAGTTAAATCTTCAAGATATGAAAGAAATAATTTAGAATTAAAATACTGTAATGTATTATAAACAGTAGGAGTTACAAGTTTAAGATTTTCTAAACTAACATTATCCCAAGGAGTAAACCATTTACTCACTTGATGTGGTTTCATGTATTCATTAGTAGAATCTTCAGTTTGCCAATAGTCTGTAGATTTTAACTCCTCAAAACACTTCATTGCTATAGTGTTATTGAGAAAATTATCTAAAACTATATTTGGAAATGGTTTAGTCTTTAAGTAATTAAAGTTTAACTTTTTTCCATGTTCATAACCAGTAAAAACCTGCATATTATAAACCTGACTCTAGTTTAGCAACAATGTATTCTTTGACTAATCCTGAACGAACTATATCATCAATACCAAACTCTATTATATCAAAGGATGGCATTTTACGCAAGATGTTCATGAAGTCTACGATACCATTTCTATCGTTTGTTTTTTGTAGATCAGTCTGACTAGCATCACCACAAAACATTATCTTACTATTCTCTCCAACCCTTGTAATAATACTATCAAGTTCATGGAAATTTAAATTCTGGAACTCATCAACAATAACAATAGCATTGTCTAATGTAGTACCCCTTAAGAATGAAGTGCTCCAAAACTTAATAGTATCCTGTGACTTTAAGTTTCCATATAGCATTTCAAAATCTGCATCAGATGACATCTGAAACATGTACTTCACCATATGTTTGTATGGTACTTGATATATGTCTGACTTATCTTCATAATCACCAGGAAGAAATCCTATTTCTCTAGTAGCAACTAATGAACGTACAATATAAATCCTCTCATAAGAAGAACTCTCATCCAATACATCTTTAAGTGCATTATATAAGGTAACAAAAGTTTTACCTGTACCAGCAGCACCATATGCAATGAGATGTTTATTTGCTTTATAAGATTCAAATAAAATTCTCTGATTATCAGTGATTGGTTCTATATCAAGAAGATAACCTGCACTCAGAGGTTTCTTCCTCTTCATTTGTTTCGTCGTCAATCCAACCCCAATCGGTTGTTCTGCTTTCTTTTTTCTTGGCATTAGATTTTTTTAACCGTAGCTCCTGGTTGTCTTGATGCTCTATCAAGTACTTCATTCCATCCAGGTTTAGATTTAATAAGTTTATTTCTCCACTCTCCAACTTCACCTACACCAGGACATGTACTTGGATCTGAAAAATCTCTACTCCAATCTGGGTTATCTTCTTTCCATTTATCCCAATCATGAACACTCATCACAACTTCTTTCGTTTCACCAGTTTCTTTATTTCTAACAGGATATGTTGCCATAATAATTAAGTAATGTAATTTTATTTAGACCCACTATAAAGGTTATATTATTTTACTCCAAGGATTAACTAAGAGAGAAATTCTATTACCTTTAAAAGGTTGAACATAATGATATGTTTTTGGTGGAAAAATAACCAACCTATTTTCCTTTGGTGTTATTATATCATATTCCAAATGTAATTGTCCACCTTCAAGATCTTGAATCACTGGATAATATACCATTGAACATAATGGATAATCATAAGTTCCATTCTTCTTAAATAAAATTTCATCTTTATCATAATGCCATCCCCCTGGTGGTCTTGTATTATCATGTGTCCAGAACTCATATCCCATACAAGATGATAAATCATAATATTTTGATGCTATATCAATCATCTGCAAACAAAAATCTTTAAATTCATGTTCATATTCAAATGAACACCAATCTATATCAACCTCTTTTTCTTTGAGAATAGTTGAAATATTCTCCTTAATTGAATCTAAATTTGAGATAACATCATCAATTATAATTACCACTCTAGAGCCTCAGACACAGAAGGGAACTGTTCGGTAAACACTTTCCTACATGCTTCTGCAATCTCCATGTGTTCCTTCTGTGTACCATGTGCAGAACGTAGATTGATATAGTGTATCCAAGAACGACATGAACCAGTCATGTAGATTCTGGTAGGAGTGCAAAGTGGTAGTACCATTCTAGCACACTCTTTAGCAACACCATCTTCTAGCATCTGATTATACAATGCAGTTGCAGAACTGAACAATGTTTCCATCTGCTTGTTTAATGTCTCTACCATATTAGGATCCAAATCATCAGTAGAATTCTGACGATTCTTTAGATCTTGTCTACGTAACTCTGGCAAATCAATCTTACCTAATGCAGTACTAGCAGCATACCTTTGAGAGAACTCTTGGAATGTAAAACTCCTATGTCTTAATATCTGTGCAGCAATAGCACGAGTAGTCTCAATCTCTAGTGTCATCGAAGATTGTTCAAAGACACTCCAATGATTATGTTTGATACAGTACTTTAATAGTCCTGCATACTTTTCATTGTCCTGATTAGATGGATTAGATACTCTGGCAACATATGCCATGAGTTGCTCCGCTTCAGGAGTAACAGTAACAAGTTTTACGTTCATTTACCAAACCCTTTTGAATTTTCTGCCTTTGCTGCAGCAAGTTCTTCTTTAACAACTCTTAGTTGCTTCTTCATAGTCTTAATTTGTTCATCAGTATAGAGATGTTCTTGCTTGAGTAATCTTTCAAGCATTTTAACAAGTCGTTGTGCTCTAGTCTGCATAACCGTCATCATCATCATAAAGTTCATCGTAGTTAGTCAGTGGAGTATCAAATGCCTTTGAATGCTTATAAGCATCTACATCAGAATACACCTCTGCCTTAAGAGAATCAACTAATAATTCCATATTACGAATAATTAGTTTTAATTTGTCTCTATCCATGAGAAATTTTAATTTTATATAGTATAGCATAAAAAAAGGAGGGTA